TAGGCGTAGTAGGCGTAGTAGGCGTAGTAGGCGTAGTAGGCGTAGTAGGCGTAGTAGGCGTAGTAGGCGTAGTAGGCGTTCTAGAAATATAATGTATGGTGGGGGAAATGACCTAACCCAACAGGTTATAAATACCTATCGTTCTACAATAGATGCAGGTTTAAACATGTATAATGGATTTTTAGGAAATCCTTTAGTATATTCACCTAATCCTACGATGGGTCATTTCCTTTAATTTTTTTTCTTTATATGGTATATAATGAATATCCAAAAGACCGTCAAGAAACTATGCACTCCCGCCTATGTTTATATGATAGTATCCGTATTAACGCTCCTTCTATTGGGCTTACAGAATTTAGGTAATTCTACTTCGTATTGTGTAGGACAATATAGATGTAATGTATCCAATACTGGTGCAGTATTTTTAGGAAAAGTAATCTATGTTCTATTTTGGGTTTGGTCGTTAGATATGGTATGTAAATTAGGCTATAAAAATGTAGCATGGTTTTTATTCCTTTTGCCATATGCCTTTATGATTTTAGGAATTGCGTCCTTATTCTCTCCTCGACCTTTAATGTAATTTTATATTAAATAATATTTATAATAATATAAAATGGAAGAGATAGATGAACAATTATGGAATATTATAGATGCTTACTTTAGAGATAATCCAAGGGCTTTAATTGACCACCAGATAGATTCCTATAACCAGTTCTTTGATGAAGATTTAAAAAAAATCATTAAACAAAATAATCCTATAAAAATTTACAAAGATTATAATAAAGCTACCAAACTCTTTCAGCTTAAATGTGACATTTATATTGGAGGAATAGATGGAGACAAAATATATTATGGCAAACCCATCATATACGATGAGAATAACATTCATTATATGTATCCCAATGAGGCACGATTACGCAACATGACTTATGGATTTACCATTCATTATGATTTGGACGTTAAATATACGATTAATAACCTTGAGCCTGAAATTGTTACCTACCCTCAAATGTATCTAGGTAAATTCCCCATTATGCTTCAATCTAAATATTGTATTTTACGGGATCTACCAAGAGCTACCCGATTTCAAGTTGGAGAGTGTAAAAATGACTTGGGTGGATATTTTATTATTGACGGCAAAGAAAAAGTCATTATTAGCCAAGAGAAATTTGCAGATAATATCATCTATACCAGAAAAGCTAAAGGCGATAATCTTATTGATAGCTATTATAGCCATTCGGTAGAAATTAAAAGCCGTTCAGAGGACGTTTCTAAGCATGTACGAACCACCTATGTTCGTATTACCGCTCCCACACCAGGTTATACAAATAAACAAATCGTAGTAGCCATACCTAATGTTAGAAAACCTATCCCATTATTTATTGTCATGAGGGCTTTAGGAATTTTATCGGATAAAGACATTATAACTACGTGTTTATTAGACCTTAACAAATATGAATCCTATATAGACCTTTTTATACCATCTATTCATGATACTCATAACGTATATACTCAAGCTAGCTCTCTAGAATATATTAAAGAATTCATTAAAGAAAAAACCATATCCAAGGTTCATGATATATTAATGAACTATTTTTTACCGCATGTTGGCGTAATGGATTATAAACATAAGGCTACCTTTTTAGGCTATATGGTATTCAAACTTCTAAATATCGTAACGGAAGTAGAAAAACCTATTAATAGAGACAACTTTATGTACAAACGCATTGAATTACCCGGCACCTTATTACATGGGCTATTTAAAGAATATTATATTCTTACCCAAAAAACGATTTATAGAAAAATAGACTCTGATTATCACTTTCATTCCTATTCTACTACGGTAGACGAGTCCTCTCAAGCCGGACCTGACTCCCAAAATTATAAATTTACAGATCTTATCTCTAACAATATTTCGGTATTTAATAACTGGAATCCCGACGACGTTAATGTTGATATTGGATTTAAAAAAGCGTTTAAGGGTGATTGGGGAGCCGCCGTACACAATAAGAAAGTGGGTATCGTTCAAGGATTAGATCGCTTATCTTTTAATTCTGCCATATCACAGCGACGAAAACTGAATTTACCACTTGATGACAGCGCTAAAGTAGTCGGTCCTAGGCTATTACATGGATCTCAAATGTATTATATTGATCCCGTAGATACACCCGATGGTGGTAATATAGGAACGCATAAATATTTAGCAATACTAACTAAAATAACAAACCATATTCCCAGCGCACCCATTATTAATTGGCTACGCTCAAATAATCTTATCGTAAAATTAAACGAGTGTCTTCCACCTTATCTTGCTGCCAATATTAAAATTTTTGTAAATGGTAACTGGATAGGAATGACTATCATGCCTGTTAAATTAATAAAGTTATTCAAGTATCATAGAAGACAAGGTCTTCTGCCAACCTTTCTAAGTATTAGTTGGTTTATTAGGGAAAAGAAAATAGATATATTTACTGATTCAGGTAGGTTGACGCGTCCCGTATTTTATGTCGCTGAAGAAACTAGATATGTACCTGGAGAGAAGGAGGGGGAACTTGCTCATCCTAATATAGTACGATACTCTAGTTATAACAAAATGACTACTGAAACCGACTTTACATGGACCAGTTTAATAACTGGTAGCGATGATTTAACGAAACAGGGTTCGTATGCCTTTACCGATATGATAGACCCAGCCAAACAATTGGCTATTTTAGATTATATGGATATTTCAGAAGAAGCTAACGCTTATATATCCACGGATGGAAAAGACATTAATACAACATTGCATACCCACGTAGAATTACATCCATCTCTTATGTTCGGGGTAATGGGGAATCAAATTATTCTTCCAGCTAATAATCAGTTACCTAGAGACTTATTCTCATGTAGCCAAAGTAAGCAGGGCGTATCTCTCTATCATTCCAATTATCAAGTACGCATCGATCAAACGGGTATTGTACTAAATTATGGCCAAATTCCACTCATTAAATCTAAATATTTAAAATATATTAGCAATGAAGAGCACCCATATGGAGAGAATGTTATTGTAGCTATAGGCGTATATGGTAGCTACAATGTAGAAGATTCTATCCTATTTAATAAAGGGTCATTAGATCGGGGCATGTTTAGAACTACCTACTTTAATTCCTATGAAACACGTGAAGAAAGTACCCAAGTTAAAGGTGGTGCCGTAGATTCTAACTTTACCAATATAGAATCTAAAGATAACGTCACTCGCACCAAAGTAGGGTATGATTATAGCTATTTAGATGAGAATGGCATTATTAAAGAAAATACCTACCTAAATGACAAAGTAATTCTTATTGGGAAAACTACCGCGGATGGAGAGAATAATCTACTAGTAGACGACTCCATCTCCACCAAAAAAGGACAATTGGGCTATGTAGACAAAACCTATATTAGTTCGGATGAACCGGGCTATCGTCTCGCTAAAGTAAAAATTAGAGAAGAACGCATACCCGCTATAGGCGATAAATTTTGCAGTAGATGCGGACAAAAAGGTACTATAGGACTTGTTATACCCGAAGCCGATATGCCCTTCACCGCCGAAGGACTGAAACCCGATATTATCGTTAACCCCCACGCATTTCCATCCCGAATGACGATTGGTCAGTTAGTAGAAACTATTATGGGTAAGGTCTCGTGTAATATTGGTGCATTTGGAGATACTACCGCATTCATTAATAAAGGGTCTAAGCATGAAATATTAGGAGAGATGTTAACCCAGTCTGGACTTCATAATAGTGGCAATCATATATTGTATAATGGAGAGAATGGACATCAGATGAATATGTCGTTTTTTGTTGGCCCAACCTATTATATGCGACTGAAACATATGGTAAAAGACAAAATTAATTATAGAGATAAAGGACCTAGAACTATGCTTACACGACAAACCGTACAAGGTAGGTCTAATGAAGGGGGGTTACGTATAGGCGAAATGGAGAAAGATGCTATCGTCTCTCATGGACTAACCTATTTTCTTAACGAATCCATGCTGGTTAGGGGTGATCTATACTATATTGCCGTGTGTAATATAACCGGCATGTTAGCTATCTATAATGAAAATAAAAATATATTTTTAAGCCCCCTAGCTGATGGACCTATTAAATTTACGAATCAAGTACTTCCCTTTGATCCCGGACAACTCCGCAATATTAGCAAATATAGTCGTGAGTTTAGCATTTTAAAAGTGCCATACACTTTTAAATTATTATTACACGAATTATTAGCCATGAATGTGGCGTTACGGCTTATAACAGATGATAATATAGAACAAATAAGTTCAATGACCTTTTCACACGAAATCTCCGCTGACATGAAAATAAAAAAAATAAGTGCTGAAGATGACCCAAGCGATGAAGATGACCCAAGCGATGAAGATGATCCAATCGATAAAGATGACCCAGCTGATGAAGATGACCCAACTGATGAAGATGACCCAACTGATGAAGATGACCCAAGTGATAAATCTATGATTACTAAAGGAATAGACGTATTGGGCTTAACGGGTGCTACAGCTGCTATAACAGATGTTACAGATAAAATCACAGCAAATGTTAGCGACGGGACGGCATCTTTCACTAAAAATGTCCAAGAAACGGTAGGCACTATAGGAGATACTCTTACTGATGTAACAGATGTAATAGGTAAAACGTCTTCTACTGCTGTGAGTAACGCTTTAGATGTTATACCAACTCCTACCGAAGCTATAACAAGTTTAAATAATATAGGCGAAACTATAGGAGATAAATCATCTGAATTAGTGGATAATGTTGGAACCGCTACGAGCGCAGCAATGAAGACAGTAGGAGATAAATCATCTGAATTAGTGGATAATGTTGGAACCGCTACGAGCGCAGCAATGAAGACAGTAGGAGATAAATCATCTGAATTAGTGGATGTTACAACCTCTATGTTTAACTCTGTAGAATCACCCCAAATAGGAAATACTATAGCTAATACGGCTACGTCAGCAATGAAATCAGTGGAAGACAGTATAGAAACACTATTACCAACCGAATCTAAACTAGGATTACTTAACGATTCAGCGGAGGAAAATAAAGAGGATATACCTTCCTCTAATACCAAGATAATTATATAAATGCTAAAATTGAATTAAATATTATTATAGTATAATTAAATAAACATGCAGCCAGACAGCGAAATTATCCAGCATATTTATAAAGGCCGTGTAAATTTCTTAAAGCAAATGAGGAATTTAGATTATAATACTGATGTGTATGAAAAATGTAGTATAACGGAGGTTAGCTATATGCATAAAAATAATCAATTAGATATGATATTTAAAAAACCAAACAAGACAGTATATTGTAAATACCTACTAAATAAAAGTTTACGCATAAACTATATAGAAGAAATTATAGAGGAATTATTTAATATTAGAGATTTATTAACAAACGCAGATAGTATTATCTTGGTGACTCAACATAACGGAACGGATACTATAAAGCAATATTTGAGAAAATTATTCACGGACCGTAACATCTATATATCTAATAGACCATTAGCTCAATTACAATTTAATATTTTAGAACATAATCTTATACCTAAGCATACGATATTAACCGAACCACTCATAAAAGAGATGAAAGCCAAATATAATATTATTTCTAGTGATGCTTTGCCCGAAATTTCTAGATTTGATCCGGTTTCTAAAGCACTGATGTTAAAACCAGGTGAAATAGTGCATATAGAGAGACCAAGTAAAACCGCAGTCACAGGAGACTATTACAGAGTATGTATAAATAAATAAATAATATTAATATTATATTATGAATGAGTTAATAGAAGAAAAGAGAGAATTAGATACTGGATTCGGGTTGATTATGGAACACTTTAAACGCTTATATGTAGATAATGGGTTATCTATGGACAATTTCAATAAACCAGATATAGATTACACAAAATTAAAAAAAAACATAAGTATTAATTCGTCACTCCAGTTTGAATATACCAATAAAGTAGAAATGCTACAACATAATATCCTGCAAATATATAAAAAATCCAATTCTCAGTTAGATAAGTTAAAAGAACATAATTCTCAATTACATAAAAAGGTAGAAGAGTTAATGTCTTTTAATAACGCATCAGTTCAAATGAAATCAGATGCTATGTTCAACTATAGCAAAAATAATATTACTATATTTAACTATTTGGTTGGAAGTATTTTTTGTTTTTATATAATTCATAATTTATAATGTAATATTTTATATATATATATATGGATTTATTAGTTAAACATTTAGGTATTAATACGCCTCACGATTTAAAACAGGGGCAATCATTTAACAATGGACTACGTGAGGTTTCGTTAGAATCTAGATATAGTTTATTGCAAGATGGATCTCCGTCTTCTTTAATGACGTCTATAGAAACGATGACAAGCAATGATACAACGGAACTGTCCAATCTAGATAACCAATTTAAACAATTATTATCAACCTATACAGGGCTATTAAATACGGTTAATAGAGAGATTGTACAAGAGCAACAAAAATATGGACCCATGTCCGATTATTTAGGTAAAAGGCTCAAGACCAATAGCCAAGATACCTATATTAATGAATACGGGTATGCGAGGAACATTCCATTATCTGATGTAATAGATTCATCGTGCCCTCAATCTAGCGACTCCTTTAATAATACATGTCAAGGGTTATCTGACGCATATGGGGTAACTTATAAAGAACCTGTAGAACCAAACATGTATATTTCATCCGCGTCATATGGAGTGCCTGGTGTATCTGCGAAAAGCAAGGATGTAACTGATATCGTGAGGTCTAAAGTGGGTATCAGCCGGCTCAAGGTGCATGCCACGAATGCATTGTTTAGTGACCCTGCGCCCGGTTTTCACAAGACACTTACTGTTGTACTAGGGACTGTGGGCGGGAACAGCGCGCGCACTCGCACTGCTGGGGAGAACGCCACGCTCATCGTAGATGGCGTTTTTAAGGACAAAGAAGCAGCAGGGACAATATGCAAAGATTTGCTGTCGTCGGGATGTCAAGGGATCAAGATTAACGGCGGATGTAGTGACAAGAATCGTTGGCACGATTACTGGAGGAAGCAATGTCCGAAGACGTGTGGATACTGTGATGATCCAAAGTATAATCCGGTACCCGACGCAATCAACTTTGGATGTGCCCCAGATTACGCTAAAGAGTGGTGGAAACATCATTCATGTAAAACCAAGCCCTCCTCCTCTAAACACCCCGGATGTGATATAGCTTCGATGAATACTGCTATTTTTAAGAAAGGGCCTGATATGAAACCAGGCGAACCATGCCATTTAGCTGGGAAAAACATTAGAAATTCCAAAACGAACCAAGTCGCGTGGGTCGATTTAACCGGAGTCAAACATGCTTATCCTAATTCAAAAATGAGAGACAACCTTATCGGTTGTAATAACAAAGTTACCGTCAATTTAGATGACGCCAAATTCTCTAACGTACCTACTGGATCACCTATGACGAATGACGGGATATGTCTAAATATATCCATTAATGAACAAGATTATACCAAATTATTAAAACTGAATAAACAATTACAGGTGTTGGCGGCTAAGATAGTACATGCATTAGATATATTAATAAGTAAGGATTCTGAGACGGAGACAGAGATTAGGACAAAAAAAAGTTCTATACACGCGTTTTTAAAAAATTTAAAGAAAGAGAGAAAGGACTTTGATAAAAACAAACAGTTAATAAATACCATGAAGTACCAGAGCGAAGATTCACACGTTCGGTATGTTTCTAATAAATATCACATGATTGCGTGGGGATTATTAGTAGTTGGATTCGGCGGATTTACCATTCATCAATTAAGTACCCGGACATCTTTATAATTTTTATATATAACTCTATTATATGAACGCTTATTTAGTAGAATTCGTTGGTACGCTGTTTTTTGTTTTCGTGATAATCTCTACGTATAATCCTTTAGCAATTGGTGCTGCTATAGCAATTGCTATTTATTATGGGTCGGACATTTCAGGTGGTCATTTTAATCCTGCGGTGTCTATTGTCATGACCTTAAATGGTAAACTATCCAAAACACACCTATTACCTTATATTTTAGCGCAAATTACTGGAGCCGTTTGCGCTTTTGAATTGTTAAAAGCTATTTAAATTATATAATAATAAAAATATATATATTATATAATTACTAATGGAACAAACTAGTCCTACACCACCGCGAGACAAACCGCAAAAGCAATTACTAGACATAAAACGGGCACATACACAGGCTGATGAGGGACCCGAAGCAGAAGTCCAACTTCTGCCATCACAAGTAAGAGAACAAATGTCCAAGGTAACACCTATCGCATCTATAGCACATGTCGCATCGGGTGCGCAGGTATCTAATCATAGCCAAACTGAACCGACCTCATCAGTTAACGCTCCCGATAGTAGCCTTCCAAATTTTAATACGAAAGATAAAAGAGTATTAGATGTTTTAAATAGTATAAATGAGCATCCTGAAATATTAAAAAAATTAAGAGAACTATTATCAACACTTAAAGGAGACAAACCATCTATGTTTGGTAAGATGGGTAATTTATTCTCTAGTTCACCTAAGGACTCGCCTCATTCAAGAAATAGGAATGACAGTACAGAACCATTAGTAGTAGAAGGTACAGTAGATGAACATAGAGAACGGCATGAAGTACACCCTGGAGAACACCATGAAGAAGATTATGACCATGTGGACGATGATACACCTTTATCACTAAATAAAGCGACACAACGAATTGAAAACATTAAAACTAAATCTGGTACGGTAACACAAGAGATACAGAAATCTCCGGGGAAGGGTTATATAGATGATATTATTAAACAACTTGAGACGATGAATATATTACCGAATGGCAAGGAACAAGATATGAAAGTCATGAGAATCGCTATACTAACCTTTATTAGAGAATATGCTTATGACTCTATTTTATTTGAAAATATTATTCATCGTAATGCGGACTATAACATCATAAAAAAGGAATTAATTGACATACTCAATGCGTCTCTTGGTGAGCCGGAGGCAGATCCGAATGCTGCTAGTCTTAGTGCTGCTACTATTAATAATGAGGGGGAAGGGAAGGAGGAGGATGCGGAGAAGAAGGATGCGATTGGTGTGGGCAATAATGACCTCATAAAAATGTTATTAGAAATTATTATAGAGAGAACCAGCCCAGTATATACTCCAGAATATTTTGTATTAGAAAAGAAGAAGTTATGGGACCAAGATATTCACACGACGTCTGGAGGCGAACGAACAATTGCTCTAACAATACCCAAAAAACCGTATTATGAACGTATCTTTAAAACGGTATCTTTGAGTACTAAATCTACCAGTAAAGGATATTATGGTATGGATTATTATATAAAACCTCGCCTACCTAGTCCGACTCCATCTGGTGAAACCTTATCGGGGGGTGAGAATTTGCTAACAAAGAAAGGGAGGGCAGAGCGTATGGCACGTCTGAAAAACACGGAGAATTCCAAAAAGGTAACAAAAGCAGCTGTTATGAAACAACTGTCCACTTTTTCGTGTAATCAAAGTAATTGTAATAGCGGGAAATTAATACCCATACCAGAAGATGACAGTCTGGTTTGGACGAAACGAACCGTAAGTTCATCTATGTCACATAGCAGTGCTGTGATGGATCAAAACCTAGACACTGTAATTTCAATGTTAGGACCGGCTCATCAACATGAAGCGGATAATCACTCTAATTTTTTAGAAATAAGTACCTATTTATGGCAAGTATTGCGTATACTAGTCAAGGATGATCAAACCAAATGCATTCGTATACAATATACTGGAACTTACATTTATTATACCGAACCTTACTGCAAGACCAACAATTGTGCCAAATATATTAAGTCGGGTGAATACTTTTGTAAGCCACAACCGCATAAGACAAATTATATAGCATTGTATAGGGATGTTTCAGGAGAAGATCAGATAACAAATTTTTTATATGGATTAGATCGTAACGCAGGACGTTATGGTCTCAATAACGCAACTATTGAGATATCAGAGGATAGTAAAATTGGTGACGCAATTTATGATGAATGGGACGGCGAGGATGAAGAACCGGGGGAAGTAGATAGTGGCGATGCCAAATTAACTAATGTGGACGATATAAAGAAAGAAATGGCAGATTTCCAGGCAGATAAGGAGGAGAAGAAGGAAAAGGCAAAGGCAGATAAGGAAAAGGCTATGCTAAGGACTGGGCCGACAAAGAGGAAGCGTGAGACGGGTCTCGCCCTAGCGTCTTGGCTGAAAAATTCAACGGAGGAGAAAAAGAAGGAGGATGCAGCAATTAATATTCAGTCGCTCTGGAGGGGAGATACGAACCGAAAGAAGTTGAAGGAGGCTAAGGCTGCGGAGGATAAGGCTGTGGAGGATAAGGCTGCGAAGGAGAAGAAGAAGGCTAAGTTCTTATCCGATCTCGTATCAAATCAGGCAAAGAAGGAGGCGGCATTGAAGATTCAGTCGCTCACAAGGAGAAAGGCTGCTAGAAAGAAGTTGAATGATGGCTTTTTAAGCGGACCCATGTCGACCTTAGATCTCCCAGACAGTGATGATGAAAACCCAAAGAGCAACAAGAAGGAAAAAAAAGAGAAGAATGTGAAGGGGAAGACGCCGAAGAAAGAGAAGAAAGAAAAGAAGGAGGAGACACCGTCAGATTCGCCGAAGAAGGACAGCAGTGACGATGACAGTCTACAGATTAGTGTCGGTGGAACAACCGAAAATAATAACATGCTAAAAGCATGCTTATTATCTAATTTATACACCTTAATTTTACTTCTTAAAACTACCAGTGTAGAAGACTTATTCAAGGCGTTTCAGTATGGAAATATTATGGGTTCTGACGGAGTGCCTGATCCCATTTTAAAAAATACTAATATTACTCCTAGCACTGATAATATAAAATTAGCCGGATTTTTCAAGCGCTTACGAGGGAATTCTAGAACCATACTTATCAATCCCATTACAGAATCATATAACGATCATACGGAATGGTTTGAACTATGTATTACCAATTCTACTTTATTTAACAACTTAATTTACAGAGGACACGTTAATTATTTACCTATCGAGTCAGTATTAGGTAAACATAGTATCTACCACGAGATAGTAAAAAAAGTTAATTCAACGGCTCCGAAAGGAGACACCGGAGATACCAGAGACATCTCCGGTAATAATTATTCAAGTAGTGATATAGACCGATTAAATAAAATTATTAAAAACTTCCATTCAACTAAGTATAAAGCCCGAATAAAACAATATAATGAGTTATATAAAACTAGATATAAGACCGTAAATAATGGAGAAGGTATGCTTACTAACCGGTCGTTAAAAACGTTTAACTCTAAATTTTCGTTTAATTCTAGTTATACTAGTAAGGAGTTAAGTGTTATAAAATCCCTCAGCTCTGATACAAAACCTATATTATATCCTGACATGTATAACTTGCAGAAAGGTATATCAGAATTAAACCGAAGTGTCCATTGCAAGAAAGCTGATGCTGGTATAATTCAGAGAGATCTGCATCAGGCGGGGGGGGGAGATGACATTCAGTGGAAAAATGTGGCTGGTACATGGAAGCGAGGGAAAATGGTGTATGGTAACTGGGAAGCAGCACCACTAGACGATTCAGCAGCATCAGCAGCATCAGCAGCATCACCAGCAACACCAACACCAGCACCAACACCAACACCAACACCAACACCAACACCTGCAGCACCAACACCCGCACCAGCATCAACCGGAACAGAATGCCCTTTTGGAGCAAATCTCTATCTAATTTTCGGTAACTGGGATGGGTTTGTGATGAATCCTAGTAAAGGTGGAGGTCCCAAGAAGAAAACGGTTTCCAATCATAAAAAATACAATAAAAACAAATTATACATGAAGCACCTCCAAAAAGAACGTCGTAAAAAGGGTAAAAAAACGAATAAACGGAATAAACGCTCCAAAAAATATACTAATAAACGCAGAAAAAACCGAAACTAATATCTCTCTCTATTATATGAATTGGGGCAACTTGTATAACCATACTAAACTATTTCTAAAAAATGTTAAGCGCGAGTTGAACTTTCCTTTAACTCCCGTAAATTATTTAGGGACTTTATCTAATAAATCGCTAGAGGATTACCAATCAGGTGGGGCTAAAAAACAAAAACGCAAAACCCATAAACGCAAAATCCATAAACGAAAAATCCATAAACGCATAACGCATAAAAAAACAAAAACTCGTAAAAAGAAACATTACTAACGTTTACGTTGTTGTTTTTTTAAAAAACAAAACAATACATATATCCCTACCGCACCAAATAAGGTATAATATAAATATACTAAAGAATCATTCGGTATAGAAGCCATCGTTTCAAATCCTTCCGTCTTATATTTACAGTATTTCTTATTATGAGGGTTGTGTCCATCTTTAAATGAACATGCATCTACCAATTTAGCATCATCCTCTGTAATAAAATGCGTATTATATGTTTCATGTGTATTGGCATTTGAACAAATATTACCTGGTAAATTTCGTGTACTGGATAAAGTAACTTCTACACAATTAGGGTTGCCATCTTCCGCGAATGCAGTGAATATACCAAACAAATTTAAATGAAACATATTATTAATTATACCTGGAATTAATCCGTCTAACTGGTATCCTTTACCATAATCAGAGGAGTTTAATGGATTATTATCAGCGCTATGGCTCGGTTGATGAGATATGTAGAGATATCTAGATACTAGTTTATTAGTCTTGGTATCCTTACATTTAGCACCAGTTTTTAAAAAAAACTGATCTCCTAAAGGATGAGGTTTTAGACAATTTGCGCTCGAATTTGAAGTAAGTAATAGGTCTGTATAACTATTTAGCGCTGTAATATTATTTCCAAATTGGCCGGCACCCGCCCCAGCTCCAAACTGAGCTGGAGATTTTATAATTTTAGAATAAGAGAACGGAGGGGCTTTATCATCTGCCATTTATATAACAAGAGATATTAATTCTCTAATAACGCCGATGATGTAGCCTTCGCAGCGTTAATACTATTAGTCGCTGTGGCTTGATGTTTTTGCCCTTCTATCGTTATTTTAGCAATGACCTCTTTGAGCTTATCATATTTGTTATGCATATACTTATTAAAAGCATTAATTATTATATTTAAGTTAACTTTAATATTGTTAATCTTTTTAGGGGGGGTCGCTCTATTACTAATATTAAGGTCTATAATAGAAACCCCTATTTTGTCTATAAGCTCATTTAAGGTAGTTTGTATTGCAAACAACTCATTATCTGTACCATTAATAATAGATAAATCCAACTCTTTTACCGGTACATAGTTGTACTTATTGGGCTCTTTAGAGTCTTTATTTTTATAATCAGTCTCTTCCTTATTTATTTTATTAAACGCTTCAATTACTTCATTTATCTTAAATTGTATATCACTAGTCTCTGTAGGACTATACTGTATCAAGTCAATGCTCTTTGGCGGAGGGGGGTCAATCGTAGATAACGTTTCTACTGTTTTAATTAGTATTATTTTACTAAACTGCCACAAAAGTAAATAACCTATAAATAATATACAAAATCCTATTATTAAATCCATATATATTAGTAGTATTATTTTCTATCACTAATATACATGGTATTATCTAAAAGCCATAGATTTAACTCTATGACCTGTTGTACTGGACAATGGAAAGGATTTAAATCAGATAAGCTTTCTCATAATAACGTACCTAAATTTATAGCCCTTCCAGGCAATTATAGACCATTAGTGATTAATCCCGACTCGGGTCAAGATATATCCATCGCTAATGCTTTATTAAACAGTAATCAGTTTAAAGCAAGACCCTTAAAACAATGGCGAAAGCAATACGGAAATTATAATAATAGACAGTCTAATCGTGCGCGAAATCTATTACAACAATATAATACTCCGGGTGGTTACATGGTACAATCGGCCCGTGAAAATACAGTTGCCAATCCATGCGAATGTTCGGGTAATGTGCTTGGGTTCGCCGAGTATACTTTAGGAGAATTTACCCAGTCTAAACAATCTAGTGGGAGTTCTTATGATTATTCCACCTGTACAGATGTGTCTAATTGCATACTAACAGACGTGCCTTCTAAAGCTAAACGACGCATACGCACTAGCTATAATGTTTCATGTAGCCAAAATAGCTATTCTTCCTATTATCAATATAATCACGCCCGATGCAAAGAATACGGACAAAACATGAATGGTGACTTAAGATATGGGGATAGCACAGATAAGTCTAAATGTTCGTGTGATTGTTCATGTAGCACAAGTAAATGTACTGGATGTTATTACCGGTCCGAAAATGACGCACAATCATGCCGTAAACGTGCATGGGAAAAACCTAACAATAAACAGTTTTGGCAACAAGGAGCCGTTAGCTCCGGGTCCCGCATATTACGGCTTAAGTTAAACACCGTAAATACTACTGCTAATAGTATAGGCGTCGTTTACGGGACAGGAGCCGCTAATGCCCTTACTTATAATGGCAATCCAGCGGCACCATTCATAACCAAAAATAAAATGAACGCAGGCGGCTATGCGGTACGACGCGGTATGCGAGCTTCAAAATATCCGGTTGATGCTAATGCCTATTATACCTACTTGTCCAATAAAAAACGATGGCATGGACAAAATGTATGCGTGAAAGACTGTTTATAAAACCGTCTCAAACAACGGGTTACTTGTAACCAAGTCGGTATTATACTCTAAAAAGTAATAACACCTTAAACAAATTAGCACATCATTTAATGCATTATGGGTGCCTTTAGGGGTTGTTTGGAATAAATGCTCGTGTAATTCCGACAATGTTGGATATTTATAATAAGTGGAACCATCCTTGAACTGTCTCTCTATTTTACATTTATCTATTGTTGATTTCATCGTACAATAGATGCTTGGTCGTTTAGTAAAAATAGATTGCATATTATTACGAATGCTTTCTACAATAATAAGCCGCTTATCGAAGGAAATATTATGGGCAACCAATTTATTGGCTAGTTTAGCATAAGTGTTAAATTCCTTCAAGGCTACTTTTATATCTATTCCGTCGCTCTCACACATCTCATTTGTAACACGATGGATTGCTGTAGCACTTTCCGGGATAGTAATTCCTTTAGGTAATTGTATCAGATGGTCTACTTTATGTAGTATTGTATTTTTCACACAGTCAAATACAATATAACTTAATTGTACAATATATGGCCAATTATCTGAATCGTAGACTGAACCTTTATAATCTTTAGGTAACCCAGTAGTTTCAGTATCAAAAACCAACACAATCATTACTATTATATATCATTAATTCTATATATCAATTTTTATCTTATTCTTGCACGGGTTATAGGACATTCTATGATATTCGGTAACTCCATAAGTTATTAAACCCGTCATATGTTGTTTAGTACCATATCCTTTATTCTTTCTTAATCCATAATATTCCTCTAATTTAGGATATGTATCGCATAAATCTTCTATATATTGGTCTCTTTCTACTTTAGCTAAAATAGATGCCGCCGCAATAGAAGCATATTTATTATCACCATTAATAATACAAGTGGTTGATATCTCTCTATACTCATTATTTTGCAGAGAGAGATACGGTTTATAATCATTGCCATCTACCAGTATATAATAATCTACCTCTGATATTTGTTTCGTAACTATGGATATTGCTTTATGCATTGCCGAAAAGGTAGCTTGTTTAATGTTAATTTTATCTACTCTTTTCTCATCCTCATATGCTACTGCCCATGCTATCGCATTCTCTTTGATATATTCATACGCTTCCCTCCTTTTTTTTTCGGAACTATATTTTTTACTATCTTTTACTTTAGTGGTATCAAATGTATCGGAGAGAATTACAGCAGCCGCATATACTCTCCCAAATAAAGGACCTCTACCAACTTCGTCCACGCCAATTTCATAATTAGGCGCTTCTTGATATTTAAGTTCCAACATTATTATCTTAAGCAAATAAAATATTCTATTTCAATTATATAATGAAACTAAATAAATTATATGCTTATTTACTTCTATTATTAGTAATATTATTTTCTTGCTATGTGAGTACAGTTGAAGGTCTGAGTAATCAAGATAGTAGTCAATCAGTCGATAATATGTATATATTAAAGTCGCAGGTGGTTCCTCCGGTATGTCCGGCGTGTCCACAATCTACTGGATGTCCAAAAACAAAAGAGTGTCAACCGTGTGCCCCGTGTGGTAGATGTCCAGAGCCATCCTTTGATTGTAAAAAAGTTCCTAATTACAACGCAGTAGGTAGTGAGATGCTACCTTCGCCGTACCTTACCAGTTTAGGCATGTTTTAGGCATTTTTTATCAATACTTAATGTTTTTGTCCGACTAGATTGAGGCACAATCTTAATTAAACATTTAGATTTAGTACCATATAACGGCTCTGTACATCCTTTATGCTTTTTTGTAAATTTAAAAACCTTATCTTCTTTACTTGAGCAACGTGACCTAAAATGTTCATATCTCTCTCTTACATCACAATAGGATAGACCGGATGATTTACCCAATTGTTTATTTATACGCTCATGTAACTGAAATATATATTGTGAAAAAGTTTCTCTATTGTTTAAATGACACTCCTTTATGGGAAAGAATTTAAAATTCTTTATAAGATTATCTCTACAATGTTTGCATGGAAGGGTAAAGGATAGATTTTGTATAAATTGTTTATAATATTTTTTATGTTTAATAGTAGGTTTAACTGGGTAATTAAAGCTCATTATATGTAAATAGTGCCATAGACTCGGACCCCACACGGCGGTGAGCATTCCATCTCCACTCATATAGTGTTTTTTGGTAAACACTCGTTTTTTGGTAAACACTCGTTTTTTGGTATTCATCTCTATATAATTAGGTTAGATATATTTTGTGGAGTAAATGGAATGTCTGCTGAAAATATATGCTTTATAATCGCATTATTATACTCTTTATCGCTTAAATAATCGGTTACCTTAAATTCTTTTAAGATGCCGCATAAGGAACGGAATAGCATATGGAGTATTATATAATACTGTATTTAAATACGTATAAATGAGTGCTTAATATTGCTGTCTATTATATAATGGGTATTATAGCGGTTATAGCTGATAACTTTATGCTTATTTTAGTAGCAATTGTGGCTATATTGTGCGTTATCGTATTTGTATATTATAAATACATGCAACCAAAGCTATCTCCTACGTATGTAGCTAATAAAGAGTTCGTTGACACCAAGAATACTAGCGTATTGTCTAAAAAACCTATAGCACACGTTATGTTATTTACAGCGTCTTGGTGTCCGTATTGCAGAAAGTTACATGACGAAGGGACATTTTCTAAATTTAAAAGCGAGAATCAAGGGAAAGTGATAAATAATTATGAATTAGATATTCAAGAAATAGACTGTAGTAATGACCAAGACTCCAATATTAAAACTAAATTAGATGAATATAATGTGGATGGGTTTCCCTCTATTAAACTTATAAAAGAAGGGGATCCTCCTAGCTCAGCTTATGATTTTGATGCTAAACCTAGTATTGTAACATTAAATCAGTTCATTCATGAAGTTTTATAAAGTCCTCTATATACGGTATGCTATAATCTATTAATCTTTGTCGCTCATCAGAAGACGATACTAATGTAGTCCATGGTTGATCCCATATAGCCGGTAATAGAACTGATATTTGATAAGGGGTTATTATATGTGGATTATGCTGTTCTTTAATTTTGTTAAAAAATTTAGAAAGTAAGGATTGTATAAAATAAAATATATTTTGGTCGTCTAATTTAATCGTATTTGTAATATTACTTAACCTAATATTAAAGGAGAGAATTTCATCAGCATTATTTAAATCGGTACATGATTTAATTGGGTTATTATTATATAAACCTCCATCAATATAATAGGTATCCTTCCACGCTAATGGTTGTGCTAATAATGGTATAGACGAGCTCATATAAATAGCCATTAATAATGGTATATCCGGATCTGTCGCATAATGAAAACAATAAGGGTTCATTGTGGTATAATTAGTAACGTATATGTATAACTCTACTTTAGTTATATCATATACCTCTTTTAAAGTGATTTGATTAGACCATTCTACTGTTTTTAACAGTGGCTTAGTAAAAATATATAAAAATTCAATATCTATAAGTCCTTTGGACTGCATCATATCTAAACACATATCAGGCGTAATAGTATATACCGTTTCCCATGGTCTATTAATAATATAATTATCAATAATAGACCATTCTAATTTTAATAACAAAATAAAGGCTAATATAGAACTACAAGAAGTACAATGGATAGATGATAACGTATCATACTTCCATAGATTTTTTTTATGCAACTCCCTTATCATACCATAAAACGTAAAAAAATTGCTTCCCCCTCCTGGCAATACTAAATGTTTTATATTCATAAATGTAATTACTGGTTTTATTTGTAATTATATTTTCTGTAATAATTACATGTCTCACATATTTAATTTGGGAGAGATTGAAGAATTTTCCGAGAAAATTAATTTAGACGATTTATATGACAAAAAACGACAACAAGACCTTAACAAGTTGGAAATTTTCAATAAATTATTAGGAAGAGCGCATCATAAAATTAAAATGGTAGGCAGGCAAAACGCGGACGAACAATATACTTGGTTTTTAGTACCAGAAGTCATGATTGGAGTTCCTAAATATGATCAAGGTGCATGTATCGCTTATATATTAGATAAACTACGCGCCAATAAGTTCATTTGCAAGTATATTCACCCGAATATGCTTTTTATATCATGGAAGCATTGGATTCCGTCCTATGTCCGAAGTGAAATTAAAAAAAAGACAGGAATGAATATAGATGGTGAGGGTAACGTCATTAAAGAACGCCCTAAACCTCTAAATACACCAAGTAACCCTAGTAATCCTATGCTTCCTTTTAAAAAGGGAGCATCTACCGACTTTAAAAATATTAATGAGTATATTCCTAACCAAAATATAGTCTATAACTCCAAAATAATGGATAAATTAGAAGACAAAATGACCAACCATGTCATCAAACTCAACTAATCCCTCTCTCTCTCTCTTAAAATACTAGCCTTTTTATAATTTTTATTTAATGACACCGATTTTATGGACTAGTTTCGCGATAATCCTATGTAGAGTATCCAGTTTACATAATATTTTTAAAAATTGAAACTGATATGCTAAATAAATAATATACAAATATAATGTCTTCTTCTACCATGATTCATCAATTGGGTATGATCCGGGACCTTGGCGCAGGCGGTTTTTGCAACTTTACATCCTTTTGTGAGCTTATAGCAAATGCGTTTGATGCGAGGGCTAAACATATTGTGACGAGTGTGTATATGGATGATATAATGGTGATGGACGATGGTGTTGGGATGAGCTCGGAGGACCTGAAGCAAAAACTGTGCACTTTATATAATGAAAATCATTCTAAAGATAAATCTATAGGGAAGTTTGGTAAAGGCGCTAAGGCAGCCTTACTTCAACTTGGTAAGGGTCAAAATGTAGTTATTTGGACTTATGATGGAAAAACTTTATCAAAAATCACTATTCCGTTTAAAGATATGCTTGATACCGAGGGCTCTATCGCTGCCAGAACATGTTGGGATGATTATATTAACGAGCAAATAACCGAAACAAATTGTGCCGACTATAAAAAGTACACAGAAGATAGAGAAGCCGCAGGCCTTAGACTCCAGGGAACAACTATTATTGTTCCATATACTGTTGACGTTCATAGATGCCTTTTAGATAATTTTAAGGAAGATACGAGACGGATTCTAGACCGAGAGTATCGATTTGATATTATTTTTGGACAAATGGCGTTCGATGACACATTTAAGTTGATAGATAATACTGCGGAATTAAAAGAATATTCTATTACACCATATAATTACTTGATAGGTGATGACATCGCATTTTATAAAGGCAAAAAAGTGTATGAAATAGATGTATACCAGGCGACGAACGGACCTGTAAATACACGGTATATTTACAAAGAAGATGCTGACGATAAGAGCACTTGGTTGGAGGTTCTCCCGCATGGAGGGCCTACTCCTAACGGCGTCCAAAAGTACAAAACACTACCTAAACGAGCCGAGGATACAATATGTGGGTGGAAACTCGTGGGTGATATGACTTTGACCCTTGGAATGAGAAAAGACCCCAAAATATTTGATGAGAGAAATCCGTGTAAACCAACACGGAGGTTGTGTGCGTATGACGAGAGTTATTTCTCCCAGGCCGAAAACCACAATGCCGCCCATATAGAAAATGATTTGAGCCGCATGGCACTTGTACGAAATTATCAAATTATTAATTATACTCCAGTAGTGGGGTTTAGTCGTAATAGTAGCACCTCTTCTACCTCATGGGAGAATAATCTCAAAATTACTAAACACCGCGCCTATCTAGCATATAGCAGCACTGGATTGCAAAACAGTTTTATGGATAAAATGATTGGTCTACAGAGCAATAAAACTCAAATGAACCAGGCGGACTTTCCCATTGCGCTTATGCGTCTGATTTCTTACCTTAAACAGCAGCATAGCAATGATATTATAGTTCATATGAATGAACTACTCAAAAAAAAGAATGATGATGCTGCTGCCGCTGATGTTGCTGCTGCTGCCGCTGCCGATGCTGTTGCTGCTGATGTTGCTGCTGCTGC